ATTTCGAGCTGCAGCGCAAGGTAGCAGAGGCCAAGGCGAAAGAAGCGGCTAAACCGAAGAAGAAGGAGCCGGCATGACCCGCGGAACGTTTGTCTACCGCAACGGCAAGCTGGTTCCCAAGCACTTGGCCGGTCCGCGCCACAGCAACGCAAAAATGCGACAGGTGATCTCCGACAGTCTGCCCGACCAGCTAGAGCACCACGGCTACGCAGACGGGCGCAGGACGGACAGCAAGTCGGTTTTCCGGCGTTGGACCAAAGAGGCAAATCTGGTTGAGAAGGGCAATGATCGCGAACCGGTGAGGCCCGTACGCGATCCTGACCTGCGTAAAGACGTGGCGCAGGCCATTCAGATGCTAAGGCAGGGCTACAGGCCGAACATACAGAGGGAATGATGGCAGACGAAAAAGAGGAAGTCGTTTCGACCGAGGCGCCGCAAGAGGCAATTGCGCATCGGGACGACGTTCACAATGACGTGGCTGCGGCAATCGCAAGCCTAAAGGGTGAGGGCAATGAACCGAGCACGGACAATGCTGCCGCACTATCGAGCGGCGATAAGAATGTTTCCGGGACCGTTGCACCCGATCCGCAAGGCTCAGAGGCGCCTTCGGATGGGCGGCTCCGCGGCCCGGACGGCAAATTCCTCCCGAAAGATGCAGCGCCGGTAACGGCAGCAGCAGACACGAAATTACCGACCCCGGAAAGCCAAACCAAGCCAAGCGAACAGCCTTCAACGGCTCAAGTCGCCGCTCCGGTAAGCTGGTCGGCTGAAGCGAAGGCCCTTTGGGCTTCACTCCCTCCCGCCATTCAACAGGCGGCCCTCAAGAGGGAGCAGGAAGCATCCAGCGGCATACGCCAGTATTCCGAAAAAGTCGCTCAGTATGAGCAGGCGCTCGCGCCGATCGCCCAGGAGGCACAGCGTAGGGGACTATCGACCGCAGACGGCATTCAACGCCTGATGGACGGTCAGCGGTTCCTCGAAACGCAGCCCGCGCAAGCAATCCTGTGGCTCGCTCAGCAGAACGGCATCGACCTCGCAGAACTCGCATCAAACCCGCCCGCTGCACCCCAGCCCGCGCGGCCTGATCCGGCCTATGCGCAAGTCAGTCAAACCGTACAGACCCTCGAACAGCGTCTCCAGCAGATCGAGTTCGGCAACAACCTTACCGTCGCGCAGCAGTTTGCGGCCTCAAAGCCCCACTATGCCGACGTCGAGGATCAGCTACCAGGCTTCATCAGGGAAGTGCTGGCAGTTGATCCCTCGCTTCAAGGATTGCCCCTGCTCGAAAAGGCATATGAGCGCGCCATCTGGCTCAGCCCGGATGTGCGGGCGAAAATCCAGGCTGAAGAACACGCCAAAGCCGAACAGGCTCGTCTCGCCGAAGTGGCCGCCAAGGCTTCCCAGGCCAGCCGTGCGGCTGTCAGCGTCAAGGGTTCATCTGCCCCGGCGATTGCGCCGAAGGCAGCCGCCAATCCCGGCGGAACGGTCTATGACGACGTGCGCGCAGCCATTCAGTTTCATCGCGCAAGCTAAGGTAAGGCGGGCTCCAACAGGAGCCTCTAATGGCAACGCCAAACCCGTCAATTGACGACATCGTTGCAACGACGATCGAAAACCGCTCCAAAAAGGCGGCCGATAACGTCACCCGCAACAACGCGCTGTTGAGCTATCTCAACCGCCGCGGCAATACCCGGTCCTATTCGCCGATCGATGGCGGTACGACCATCTGGGAGGAGCTGGAATACGCTCTGAACGGAACGACCATGTGGTATTCGGGCTATGAAACCCTGAATATCTCGCCGCAGCAGATTTTCAGCGCTGCGGTGTTCCAGATCCGTCAAGCCGCGGTCTCCGTCTCCATCTCCGGCCTGGAAGAACTCCAGAACGCGGGCGAAGAGCGGATGATCGAACTGATCGGCGGCCGCGTCTCGAACGCCGAACGCTCGCTGGAATCGCTGATCGCGACAGGCCTGTATTCGGACGGCACCACGCCGAAGTCGATCGGCGGCCTGCAGCAGCTCGTCTCGAAAACCCCGACCTCCGGTGCGGTCGGCGGCATCGATCCGGGCACCTGGGGCTTCTGGGCGAACATCAAGTACGCGGCGATTGCTGACGGCGGCGCGGCAGCGTCTGCGGCCAACATGAAGGGCTACATGGACACGGTTGCGAACCAGCTCGTTCGCGGCACGGACAAGGTGGATCTCATCACGGCCGACAACAACTTCTGGGAATTCTATAACCAGTCGTTGCAGGCGATCCAGCGCACCGAGCAGGTCCGCACGGGTGAGACCGGGTTCGAAGTCCTGAAGTACCGTTCGGCAGACGTGCTGCTGGATGGCGGCTTCCAGGGCTATTCGTCCGATCCGATCCCGGTCGGCGGCTGCCCGGCGAACACCATGTACTTCCTCAACACCCGATACATCAAGTATCGGCCGCACCGCGACCGAAACTTCAATGCGATCGGTCCCAAGCGCATGTCGGTCAACCAGGACGCTTCCGTGAAGCTGATGGGCTGGGCCGGCAACATGACCATCAGCAACCGCCGCCTTCAGGGCGTGCTGTTCAACTCGTAAGGAGCGCCGAACATGGTTGCCTATTCCACTCAGAATACGCTCGGCGCCGATCTCCAGGCAGTCTGGACCGCAGGCTCCGGCTATACGGCCTACAACGAGTATCCACCGTTCGAGGCCGGCCAGACCACGCAGGGTACGGATGGCACGATCTGGCAGTACTGCTCGTTCGCTGCCACCGCAACGCAGTACGATTGCGTCGGCATCGACGAGAACTCGGCTGCTGCATCCATGACCAAGGCGCTGGCGGATGCCAGCTACAAGGTCGGCTGGGTGCAGGTCGCTATCACGGCGGCCGACTCCTATGCGTGGGTTGCGCTCTCCGGTGCCCAGATCAGCGGGCGCATCCTGGCCTCGTCCACCTCGGACAGCCCGCTCTGGACAACCTCCACGGCCGGCGTGCTCGGCACCACCTCCGCGTCGCAGACCAAGATCGGCGGCGTCGTGGCGATTGCCTCCAGCACGACCACCACCGCGCAGGGCCTGCTCGCCGACTTCCCAAGCGTCGTCAGGCCGCTCGGCTAATGGAGTACGTCTCTCCCGGCCTTGTGGCCTTCGACACGCTGGAAATCACCGCCGTCTGCAACACGACAGGCGATGTCATCTTACGCAACGTCGAGATCAATTCCGGGAGAGAACTGCCCTGGGTTTCTGAAATGGGTCCGCCGCGGGCAAATGCCTTGGCGATCGTCTGCGGCGGACCTTCCCTCGAAAAGCTGATACCGAAGATTTCCTGGCACAAGCACAGGGGCGACTACATCCTCTGCGTCAATCATGCCGGCCATGTGCTCCGCAGCAAGGGCATCGAGCCTGACGGCGTGGTACTGCTGGATGCCCACCCGAACATGGTGGAATGCATTACGCCGGGCGCTACCCATTACGTGGCGTCGCAATGCAATCCGGCCGTATTCGATGCGCTGTCCGATGAAAAGGTCATCCTCTGGCAGTCCAAGACGGACGGCTCGGAGGAAGCCGTTGCGCGCGGCAACAAATACCATGACGGTCCCTATGCATCGATCGGGGGCGGGGTCACGGTCGGACTTCGCGCGATCAATCTGGGCTTTGTCCTGGGTTGGCGGAACATCAACGCTTTTGCAATGGACTCGTCATTCGACGGAGCAGCCCATGCCTATGAGCACGACTGGCTTCCGGGCGAGCCCATGCTGCGGATCGAGGCTTACGGCCGTGAGTTCATCATCGAACCCTGGATGGGCGCGCAGGCCAAGTTCTATCCGTATCTCAAGAACCTCATCAAGGCTCATGGCGGCACGATCCGCGCCTATGGGCCGGGGCTAATCCCGTGGATCGACAAACATCTGGAGGCACAATGAGTCTGGACTTCAATCCGCAGGCATACTCGCCGGACGGCACGGCGATTTTCGGCAACGACGCGCAGTTGATGGTGCGCTTCTTCATCCATCCCGAACTCAGCGTCTACAAGTCGAAGGAGGCCGGCGCCCCGGTCTATAACGATATCGAGATGATCGAAGTCTTCCAGCCCGGCGAGAAGGAATCGGTCAAGCAACTGGTGACCGACTTCCATCGGCTGCGGTTTCCGAAGCAGTACGAGAATTTCAAGAACGGCGTCGAGCAGCAGGGCAGCGGCACGCCGCTCGATTTGCTCTTTCCTGCCGAGCCGTCGATCGTGATGAGCCTGAAATCCCTCAACGTGTTCTCGGTCCAGCAACTCGCCGCGCTCAATGACCACGCCATCGGGTCGCTTCCGATGGGCGGCCGGCAACTGGTGGAGCGCGCCAAGAACTTCCTCCGCACGTCCCAGACCGGCGCCGACCTGAACCGGATGGAGGAAATGCAGAAGCAGATCGCCGAACTTCAGGCTGCGCTGCAGGCGAAGAACGAATCCCCCGAAACCCCTCAACGGCGCGGCCCTGGCCGGCCTCCAAAGGAGACTACCGATGGCAATGGCTAAGGACTTGATGCAGCTCGGCATGCCGGATCAGGCGGCGACGCGTCTCGGCTTCCAGTATGCGGCAGTGGCCGCGACCGGATCAGCCGCTTCCGATGCGGCCGTGCTGCTGAAATCGCAGACGATGGTTTCGACGACGGGGGCGGCCTCTACCGGCCTCAAGCTGCCGTCTGATGCCGAAATCGGCCAGCCGATCTTCATCGCCAATCTGGATGCGAACGCCAAGCTGATCTATCCGCCGACCGACGGCCAGATCAACGGTGACACGGCGACGACCGGGACCGTGCCGCTGACCGCGCGGGGTTCCTGCATCGTCTGGCGCATTGATACCACCAACTGGGCCTCCGTGGGCGGAGCCGCCGGCTGATGGACCTCATCACGATTATTCAGACCGCAGCGAACGAACTCGGTCTGCCTGCTCCGACGACTGTCACCAGCACCACGGACCTGCAGACCATCCAGCTCGTTGCCCTGACCAATCGTGACTGCACCCAGCTCTATCGCCAGTACGACTGGACCAATCTCCAGTTGGAGCACATCATCAATATCGAGGCATCCACGGTCACGACCGGAGATGTAGCGGAAGGTTCCGCTGTTATCACGAACATTCCATCGACCGCGGGGCTGGATGACACCTACGCGGTCTCAGGCGAGGGCCAGCCACAGGCGCAGCGGATCGCGGAAGTGCTCTCGGCGACTTCCGTACGCTGCGAAATGGAGTCCACTTCTACCGCTGTTGGAACCGAAATCACCTTCGCCAAGGATACCTACGACATCCCGGAGGATTTCGACCGCTTCATTGGCCAGACCTGGTGGGACCGGACCAACCGCTGGCGGCTGATCGGCCCTGACAGTCCGCAGATGGACCAGTTGCTCAGGTCCGGTATCTTCGTCACCGGCCCGCGGCGGCGTTTCCGGCAGGTCCGACGAAGGCCATCGGCCTATCGCATCTGGCCGCCTCCGTTTGCTGGCGGTGCTCCTGCACCCGGTGCTCTGGTCTGGGAGTACATCTCCAAGAACTGGGTGGAGAAGATCGACGGCTCGTTCGCCGACAAGATGACCGCGGACTCGGACGTTTGTCTGCTCGATGACCAGATCGCCATCATGGGCGTGAAATGGCGCATGTGGCAAATCAAGGGTTTTGAGTACGCAGCACTTCAGCAGGAATATATCGATGCGGTAACGGCCAAGTTTGCCTCTGACGGCGGTATTCCCGATCTCTACCTCAACCGCCGTTCCGGGCCGTACTTGATATCGAATGCAAACGTGGTGGACGGCAACTATCCTGGAACGGGTAACCCCTGATGCGTCCCTCATGGAACGCAGGCAAGAAGGGGACGCCGCGTCCTCCTGTGGTCAAGGGCTCGTCCATTCCGGCGCCTGTCGGCGGCTGGGATGCGATTTCGCCATTGGCGGCGATGAAGCCGGATCGCGCGGTACAGTTGGACAACTGGTTTCCGCAACCGGGCTGGGTTGAACTTCGAAACGGCTTTGTCCGGCACGCCAACACGGGAACGCAGGTAGCGGTCGAAACCATCGCAGCGTATCAGGGCGCGAGTTCTGACGCGCTGTTCGCGGTCTCTGACGGATCGATCTATGATATCACGGGCGTTGTCAGCGCTCCGGTGACGGGGCTAACCAACAGCCGGTTCCAGCACACCAATTTCGCGACCACGGGGGGAAATTTCCTCTACATGGTCAACGGAGCCGACGATCCGCAGTATTACGACGGATCGTCGTGGCAGGTTGCGACGATCAATCTGCTGGATGGGGCTGCCTTCATCACGGTCACGCCGCACAAGAACAGGCTTTGGTTCTCACAGGTCGATTCCAGCGATGCGGCCTATCTCGACGTTGACAGTATCCAGGGAGACGCAACAGCCTTCCCGCTCGGCGGAAACTGGTCGCTTGGTGGCTATCTCATCAACATTGCCTCATGGTCTCTTGATGCCGGCGATGGGCCTGACGACTATCTGGCGTTCATTTCGTCCCGCGGGCAGGTCTCAGTCTACAAGGGAATTGACCCGAATTCCGATTTCGAGCTGATCGGCACCTATCAGATGGGAACGCCGATCGGCCGGAGATGCCTGACGAAGGTCGGCGCCGACGTCGCGGTGATCTGCGTGGACGGTGTTGTGCCGTTGTCGAAGTCTCTGATCTACGAGCGCGCCGCGGTGCAGACCGTGACGCTGACGCAGAACATCCTGCACGCCATGAACCAGGCGGCAATCAACTACAAGGACAATTTCGGCTGGCAACTGATCTCCTATCCCAAGGGAACAAGGGCCATCCTGAACGTGCCGATCGAGGAGAACAACGAGCAGCAGCAGTTCGTGATGAATACGATCACGGGCGCATGGTGTCGGTTCACAGGCATGAACGGCTCCTGCTGGGAGCGCTACCAAGACCGGATTTTCTTCGGCGGCAATGACGGGGTGGTGTACGAGGCGGACAGGTCTGGAACGGATTTCGGGCAAACCCTGACCGCAGACTTCATGACGGCCTTCAATTATTACGGCCAGCGGGGCAATCAAAAGCGCTGGATGATGTGTCGCCCGCAGATCACGACTGACCAGCAGGTTAATCCCGGTCTCGCGTTCAACG